TAAGAAATGGAACAAACAAGTTACAGCAAACTATCCCAGCGTGACGTTGATCGCGCAGAAACAGATTTACTCATCAACCTGTCAACGCTTACCCAGCGCGGTCTGGCAAAGATGATTGGCTGTCATGAATCGAAGATAAGCAGAACGGACTGGAGATTTATTGCTTCGGTCTTGTGTGCTTTCGGAATGGCATCAGACATCAGTCCGATTAGCAGGGCTTTTAAGTATGCGCTTGATGGACTCACCAATAAAAAACGCCCGGCGGCAACCGAGCGTTCTGATCAAATACAAATGGAATTTTAACAACATCCAACGAGGTAATTATATGCGAAAAACGCAGGAAAATAAACGCGTTAATCACCGAAAAGATGTGCTACGTGACCAGTTTTATCAGGGGGTTAATCCAGCAATAGCTGTGCCACTGAGAGAAATACTTAACAGGTACAAAACTTCGGAGAAGTCAAAATGAGCATGAATCTTATGGCTAAGGCCATGAATATAAAGGTTGGCAACCCACTGAGAAAACTGGTTCTGATTAAACTTGCCGATAACGCCAATGATAATGGCGAATGCTGGCCTTCATATCAACATGTCGCTGACCAGTGTGAGGTGAGCAGATCGACAGTAAAAAGTCACATTAGGGCACTGGAAGAGATGGGGCTTTTGAAAAGGGAATTCAGAAGAAAAGGAGAGCTTAACCAGTCAAACGTTTTTTATCTGACGCTGGATAATGCACAACAAATCCAACCAGAATCAGGTGGGGCAGGAGCTGCCCGGGGTGGGGCAGGAGCTGCCCTAGGGGGTGGGGCAGGAGCTGCCCCCAGAACCTATCACTCTTTTGAACCAGTCAATGAACCTAAAAACATTATGTTCGAACATGTCCGAACAGAGTGTGAAAAATCATCTGACCGTCACGAAGAAACCGACAAGGCATTCGAGGAAATATTCTGGTGTGCAGGCATGCGGAAAGCCGGGAAGAAAAACGCAGCTTCAGCATTCAGAACACAGTTCAGGGAATGGCGTAAAACTACCAGGGGGACGGCAAGCGAGTTTGCCACGATGCTGGCAGAAGACATTGCGTGCAGGCTCGGTAAGCAGTTCGGGTTCGACAGGTTGTTACCATCGAGCTACCTGAACGGTCAACGCTGGAACGACGAGAAGCCAGAAACTATTCAACCACAATCCAAACCATCATCCGCAATCACCGTATCGAAAACTGGCTACGTGTTTTTCGACAGGTGAACTATGAAATCCAGAATCAAATCGTTACTTATCGCTGGCTATAACCATGGCTGGCTTAGTTCTGCATTCGTTGAGTTCTGGTTTAACCGTCTCGATCTGAGGTCAGCGTAATGACTCCAAGTGAACTGAGCGACCTGCTTTGGGCGCAGGTTGACAGGGTGGCTCCGCACCTGTTGCCAAACGGCAAGAAAGAGGGGCATGAGTGGGTTGCCGGTAACGTCAACGGTGACAAGGGAAACAGCCTTAAGGTCAACATTAGCGGCAAGAAAAAATGGGCTGATTTCGCTGAGGGAGACGGCGGTGACATGCTTGATTTGTGGATGGCATGTCGTGGAATTAACCTGCATCAGGCTATGCAGGAAGCGAAAGCATTTCTCGGTATCAAGGATGACGATCACCATTTCGATGCCAAACGTGAGAAAAAATTCTCCAGACCTGACCGCAAGAAAATCGCCCTCTACGTTACCAGAACAGAATCCCATCTTGAGTACCTGCAATCGCGTGGCATATCGCCAGAAGTCGTAAAGCGCTACGAGGTTGTCAGCGGCAAGGTGTGGAATGGAGAACGAGAACTGGATGCTCTGGTGATTCCGTACAAACGCGATGGTGAGTTGTTGCAGGTCAAGCGAATCAGCACTGAGCGCCCGGACGGGAAGAAAGTCATTATGGCAGAAGGTGATTGCGAACCTTGTCTGTTCGGATGGCAGGCTCTGGACGCTGGCGTGAGGGCGGTTGTACTTTGCGAAGGCGAAATTGATTGTATGAGCTATGCGCAATACGGCATCTCGGCGTTATCCGTGCCGTTTGGTGGCGGGAAAGGCGCTAAGCAGCAGTGGATTGAGTTTGAGTATCACAATCTCGACAGGTTTGAGGAAATATTCATCTCGATGGACGTTGATGATGTTGGTCGTGAAGCCGCAAGGGAAATCGCAAGCCGACTCGGTGAACATCGTTGCCGTCTTGTTACACTGCCGTACAAAGACATCAACGAATGCCTGATGAACGGTGTTACCGAGGATGAAATCTGGCAGTACATCGGCACGGCATCCTACTTCGACCCCGAAGAACTCTACAGCGCGCGAGAGTTTTACCAGGACACTATCAACGCTTTCTACGGCAAGCAGCAGTATCTGTTTAATCCACCGTGGAAATCTCTGGCAGATAAATTCCAGTTCCGTGAGGCAGAGTTGACGCTGGTCAATGGTGTGAACGGTCACGGAAAGGCATGCCCACTGAATGAGCCTATTCTTTTAGCTGATGGGACATGGACTACTCACGGGGATGTAAAAATTGGCGATCAGGTGGCGTCAGTAGACGGCAATCCGTCAACTGTCACTGGGATATTCCCGCAGGGTGTTAGAGATGTTTACCGAGTCACATTTGAAGATGGTCGTTATGTTGATTGCGCAGGCGATCACCTATGGGAGGTCACTAGTCGTGGATTCACGAAAGGCGAGAAACGCCGCGTGATTGACACCTTCGAGCTGAAGCGGTTGAGTGAAACGAAGAGGCACAAAAATGGCGTTAGGATTCCTGAAATAACTGGTGACTTTGGCGACCACTCAGAGCCATTAGCATGGGTTATCGGCTCCCTTCTCGGGGATGGTAGTCTTAGCAATGGGAGCGTGAAGTTTTCAAACGTCGAGCCATACATGATCGAGCGTATGAAGGCTGAACTGCCTGATTACAACTTCTCTGGAGATGGTAAGGACTGGCTGATATCAACGGCGCGTGGTCAGGCAAATCCACTCATGGAGACCCTGCGAGGTTATGGACTAATGGGGTGCACAGCAAAAAACAAATTCATCCCTCGTGTGTTTTTTTCCGCAAATAAATCAACGCGTATAGGCATGCTGTGTGGTCTGCTTGAAACGGATGGGTATGTCGAGAAGGATGGAACGCTTGTTTTTTCCTCAGCAAGTGAAGAACTGCGCAATGGGGTTGTTCAACTGGTTAACTCACTCGGCGGGTCATGCCGGACGCGAGTTAAAACTGGCGTGACATACACATACAAGGACGATAAGCGGCATGGGATGGATTCATACGAGGCAAGAATCAGACTGACAAGAGAAATCAGGGAGGCCATCCGTTCACCACGACTCAATGGCAGATTAACTGCGCATCGATTCGAGGGCTGTGGGGTATTCGTCAGGAATGTTGAAAAAATCGGCAATGCAGAATGCTTGTGTATTATGGTCGATCACCCTCGCCACCTGTATGTAACCAGGGGATATGTGGCGACGCATAACACCGAGGTTGTCGGGCATATGGCACTTGAGGCAATGCGTCAGGGTGTGAAGACGTGCATCGCGTCACTTGAGCTGAAGCCTGGTATTCTCCTTAAGCGCCTTACCCGTCAGGCAACGTGTTGCAAGATGCCTCCATTGCTGGAAATTGACTCTGCATTTAAATTTTATGACGAAAGACTTTGGGTGTTTGGCCTGACCGGAACGGCGAAAGCCGACAGGCTGATCGAAATATTCGACTACGCTCGCCGCCGATACGGGATCCAGTTATTCATCATCGACAGCCTGATGAAATGTGGCATAGGCGACGATGACTATAACGGGCAGAAGGCGTTTGTTGACTCGATTTGCGACTTCAAAAACAAAACAAACTCCCACGTCATTCTCGTTACTCACTCGCGAAAAGGAGACAGCGAAGAAAAACCAACCGGGAAAATGGACGTAAAAGGCTCTGGAGCGATAACAGACCTGACAGACAACCTTTTCATCATCTGGCGTAACAAGGCTCGCGAGAGAGCGTTACAGAGAGTTCAGAGTGGTGAAAAGATGTCAGAGAAGGACGAACAGCTACTGGCATCTCCGGCATCTGTTTTGATGCTTGAAAAACAACGTAACGGCGAAGGTTGGGAAGGTGGTGTCCCGTTGTTCCTTGACGAGCAATCGCACCAGTTCCTGCAACTTGAATCAGGATCGCCATATAGCTACATCGCCAATATGCCGAAATCGGAATATGACGAGGCGTGGCGACAGGAAAACGTAACGGAGTATTAAATGAATAAAAAACAATTAGCCATTCTCGAAAAGGCATGGGATGCACAAATATCATGCGCTTTGAAAGAACAGGCACTACCAATAATCCAGACCAAATCGAAAATAGCCAGGCAGTTATGCGATGACGGATTCCTGAACGAGGTTGAGATTACGCGCCAGATGGTAACGTTCAAAGGGTATGAGATAAATCATCATGGTATGGCGGCGTATTGCTCCCATCTTCCTGATGACGTTGACATTGATGAAATGGAAAGGGAGATGAAGCAATGACCATCTACATCACTGAGCTAATAGCAGGGTTATCGTTACTAATGGTTCTTACTGTATATATTATTAAGTATATTCTTTATGCGAATAAAAAAACTAATTGATCACGATGAGCTTCTGTCAACATTATCATATGACTCAGAAACAGGAATATTTAAATGGCTAAAAACAAATTCAGTAGTAAGAGTAAAAGGTAGTATTGCTGGAGGTGTTAGTGGTGGTTATATATGCATTAGTATAAATAATGTTTTGTATAAGGCGCATAGACTTGCTTGGTTCTATGTATACAAAAAATGGCCTCCTAAGTTTATTGATCATGTAAATGGGAACAGACTTGACAATAGGATTTCAAACCTAAGACTGGCAACAGAAGAGCAGAATGCAAGAAACATTGTAGGGAATAGATTAAACACATCCGGTGCAATTGGAGTGTCTTGGTATAAGCCAACTGGCAGGTGGAAGTCTTATGTTGGTTATAAAAATAAGACAATATCGTTAGGGTATTTCGATAGCAAAGAAGATGCAGCATTCATAGCAGCACTAGCAAGAAAGAAACTATATGGAACTTATGCGAGTAAAGCACTTAATTGCGAGCATGAGCTTTTATCTCAATTTAATAATGATGAGGATAAACTTGCGGAATATCTTAAGGAAAAATCTAAAAGGACTCGAAAGCGTGTTAAAAACAGATAAAGGCCTGCTGGTAATCGCAGGCCTTTTTATTTGGGGGAGAGGGAAGTGAACGATAGCTACCGACAGTTTGAAAACTGGTGGTCAAAAGACAAAAGCCAGTTCACGGGAGACGATGAATTAAAAGAGTTTGCCTGGGTGATATGGCAGGCATCGCGCTCTGCTATTGAACTGGATATCGACTGGCCCGAATCGAATGACGACTTTTGGAAAGATGGTGAAGAAGGTGCTTATGCGATGGGTTATGAGGATGGGCGTGACAAAACGGTAATTGCAGTAATGAAAGCCATCAGAGCCGCAGGAATCAAAGAAAAGAATTTCGATTAAGCAAATATCACTTCAATAAATCGCTTTTAAGGCATCACAATCGCTCTGTAGCGAGGTAAACGCGTGCAAGGCATGCCAATAAGCAGCGAGAATGAAAAATGCGTCAGAATGCGTTTGAGGAGGTTTTAAGAAATGAGTACGATAGCTGAGCTTGTCAGGGCTAATTTTCGTGAAGAGTTGGTGCGTTGGTATCGGTATCGTTCATCGTCCAGTTTGCCGCTTGATGAGTTGTATGAGCATTCACCTGCCGCACGATGCTATCCGCGTGACCGTGTTCTTCGACGGTTGTTCAAACTCAACAATGAGTTTCAGCGCAACAGAATTATCCGGAGTCTGGATTTTAAGTGAAGGAGTGAGCATGAGCGACCTGTCATTAACCCAGCCAAAGCTAAAAGAATGTCCGTTTTGCGGCGGTAATGCTCGTCTGTGGGTTGAGGCCGGAATAAATATTGATGTGTGGGGCTATGCAGAATGTGACCTCTGTGAAGCCAGGGGGGCATGGGCACCATCAGTTGCTGCGGCGGCTGAAAAATGGAACCGGAGAGCAGGAGATGAAGCAAACCTTTCTGCTTCGCAACGAAGCAATCAGAAATAACGCCATAGACGCCATTCTCTCACTACCCATCGACGACAAGTCACCCCACGAAGTCCACGTTAAAGAACCCAAGCGCAGCAAAGCGCAGAATGACCGTATGTGGCCGATGCTGAACGATGTTTCGCGTCAGGTGCTATGGCATGGTCAACGGCTGGCGCCGGAAGACTGGAAAGACCTGTTCACTGCCCTGTGGCTTAAGACCAAAAAACTGGAGCAACGAAGTGTGCCTGGTATCGACGGTGGCGTTGTCATGCTTGGCGTGCGTACCAGCAAAATGCGGAAGGCCAGCATGACTGAGCTTATCGAAATCATGTTCTGGTTCGGCTCAGAGCGCAACGTGCGGTGGAGTGATGACTCCCGGCGAGAGTATGAATGGTCACAACGAAAAGGTAGGGCTGCATGACTATCAAATCAAATACGCCATCACACGACAAGGACTGCTGGCAAACGCCGCTTTGGCTTTTTGATGCACTGGATATTGAGTTTGGATTCTGGCTGGATTCGGCAGCGAGCGACAAAAATGCTCTGTGTGCTCACTGGCTAACTGAGGCCGACGACGCGCTCAATTCTGAGTGGGTAAGCCACGGTGCAATCTGGAATAACCCACCGTACAGCAATATCAGGCCGTGGGTGGAAAAAGCCGCTGAGCAGTGCATACAACAGCGACAGACGGTAGTGATGCTTGTGCCAGAGGATATGTCAGTCGGATGGTTCAGCAAGGCTCTGGAGAGTGTCGACGAAGTTCGCATCATCACTGATGGACGGATTAATTTTATCGAACCATCGACAGGGCTGGAGAAGAAGGGAAACAGCAAAGGCTCCATGCTGCTGATTTGGCGACCGTTCATCAGTCCTCGACGAATGTTTACTACTGTATCCAAAGCGGCATTGATGGCGATCGGGCAGGGCGTCAGGAGGGCGGCATGAGGCGACAGCAAAGAAGCATCACCGACATCATCTGCGAAAACTGCAAATACCTTCCAACGAAACGCTCCAGAAATAAACGCAAGCCAATCCCAAAAGAATCTGACGTAAAAACCTTCAACTACACGGCTCATCTGTGGGATATCCGGTGGCTAAGACATCGTGCGAGGAAAACAAGGTGATTGACGCGATGATTTATTCGGGGCTATATTCCTCACGCGCCAGCAAAATCTGGCGTCGGGATTAGCACCCCGGATATCGAAACGGTGCATAACCGCGCTGGCGGTTTTTTATGCGCTAAGCACAGTCACATTCGCGATTTATGGCGGGCTGTGTGGGGGAGCCGAAAGGCTCGCCGGATGTTTCGACCGGTAGTGCTAACCCCGCACAGTTCGCCACCACGATGATTAGCACCTGACGGTGGCGAGGTAAAAATTATCGAAACGCGAGGTCATTATGGCTGTTCAAATTTCTGTCGAAAACCTTTCCCCTGTTACCTATAACCAGATCCCCGTAATTACTACTGAACTGTTGGCTCACCTTTACGGAACAAAAATCAAAAACATTTCTGATAACTTTCTGAACAACACGACGCGATTCATGCCCGGAAAGCATTACTTTAAAATTGAAAAAAACGAATTACGCGAGTTTAAGAACAGACCCGAAACAATCGGGTTAGTTGGTAAAAATGCCCGCTCCCTCATCCTCTGGACAGAACGAGGCGCAGCCCGTCACGCAAAAATGCTCGAAACTGATCAGGCGTGGGAGGTGTTCGAAAAACTGGAAGACTGCTATTTCAGCCAGTGCGAGAAAAATACTGGCAAACAAGAGAAGAAGCTCAACGGGCTTTCCGCAAAAGAAACAGACAGCCTTGTATGGCTGTGGGATTATGCCAACCGCTCACAGGCATTGTTCCGTGAGTTGTATCCCGCATTAAAACTGATTCAGTCTGGCTATTCCGGCATATGCCACGACTACGGCTATGAGTTCTCGTATATCATCGGGAGGGCGAGGGGCGTTTTAATTAATCACACGCGGGATATAGATATTTATGAGCCTGACGGGCCGACGAACCTTCTGGCATGGGAAAGGCTTAAGAACAAAGAGTTGCCGCCTTCACTGCATCGCTACTGACAATTGACAACTTAACAAACCCAGCTTCGGCTGGGTTTTTTATTGCTGAATTTTCAATGTGAGAGGACATGACAATGAATGAGCTGATAAATAGCAATGCCATCAAAATGACAAGCATTGAAATCGCTGAGTTGGTGGGAAGCCAACACGGTAATGTCAGAATATCAATAGAACGTCTGGCAAAGCGTGGGGTGATTCAACTTCCTTCAATGCAAAAAGTTGAAAATAAACAAACAATTAGCCCTAACAAATTCACAAGCGTGTATATATTCGAAGGCGAACAAGGTAAGCGAGACAGCATTATTGTCGTCGCTCAGTTGTCGCCGGAATTCACCGCTCGCCTTGTTGACCGCTGGCGAGAACTCGAAGGGGCAACCGCGAAAATACCACAAACCTTTTCTGAGGCATTGCGCCTTGCGGCCGACCTTGAAGACCAGAAGGCTGAACTGGAGAAACAGCTTGCTCTCGCAGCACCTAAAGTTGAGTTTGCCGATCGAGTTGGCGAGGCCAGCGGAATTTTGATTGGAAACTTTGCAAAGGTTGTTGGTATTGGTCCAAACAAACTGTTTGCGTGGATGCGCGATCACAAAATCCTTATTGCTTCAGGTGCCCGGCGCAATGTGCCAATGCAGGAATATATGGATCGCGGCTATTTCACAGTGAAAGAAACAGCGGTCAATACAAATCACGGAATACAGATATCGTTCACCACAAAAATCACCGGGCGTGGTCAACAGTGGCTGACAAGAAAGCTGCTAGATAACGGAATGCTTAAAGTAACAGGGGAGGCTGCTTAATGGCTAAACCAGCGCGAAGGAAATGCAAAATCTGTAAGGAATGGTTTCACCCGGCATTCTCAAATCAGTGGTGGTGCAGCCCGGAACACGGAACTAAATTAGCACTCGAACGACGAAATAAAGAACGCGAAAAGGCGGAAAAAACAGCAGAGAAGAAACGACGACGAGAGGAGCAGAAACAGAAAGATAAAATTAAGATTCGAAAACTCGCCTTAAAGCCCCGCAGTTACTGGATTAAACAAGCCCAACAAGCCGTAAACGCCTTCATCAGAGAAAGAGACCGCGACTTACCATGTATCTCGTGCGGAACGCTCACGTCTGCTCAGTGGGATGCCGGACATTACCGGACAACTGCTGCGACACCTCAACTCCGATTTGATGAACGCAATATTCACAAGCAATGCGTGGTGTGCAACCAGCACAAAAGCGGAAATCTCGTTCCGTATCGCGTCGAACTGATTAACCGCATCGGGCAGGAAGCAGTAGACGAAATCGAATCGAACCATAACCGCCATCGCTGGACTGTCGAAGAATGCAGGGCGATCAAGGCGAAGTATCAGCAGAAACTTAAAGACCTGCGAAACAGCAGAAGTGAGGCCGCATGACGTTCACAGTAAAAACCATTCCTGACATGCTCGTTGAGGCATATGAAAATCAGACCGAGGTAGCCAGAATACTGAACTGTAGTCGCAACACGGTCAGAAAATACACTGGCGATAAAGAAGGGAAAAGACACGCTATCGTCAACGGTGTTCTTATGGTTCACCGCGGATGGGGTAAAGATACTGATGCGTGATATCCGGCAGGTTCTTGAGCGCTGGGGGGCATGGGCGGCAAATAACTATGAGGATGTTACATGGTCGCCCATTGCTGCCGGATTTAAGGGACTGATCCCCGAAAAAGTAAAATCACGTCCACAGTGCTGTGACGATGATGCGATGGTGATATGCGGGTGCATAGCCCGCCTTTACCGGAACAATCGCGATCTGCATGACTTGCTGGTTGATTATTACGTGTTGGGGGAGACGTTCATGGCGCTGGCACGGAAACATGGGTGCTCTGACACCTGTATAGGTAAACGCCTTCACAAAGCGGAGGGGATTGTTGAAGGCATGCTGATGATGCTGGGAGTGAGGCTTGAGATGGATCGGTATGTTGAGCGTGAATTGCCGGGAGGGAGAACCTCTGTATTTTATCAGCGAAAAAATAGTTTACGATCGTAAAAATCTGCATATCATGATAAGAGTGGTTACATTGCCACGCAGTCGAACCCGCCGATGCGCGGGTTTTTTTGTACCCCGAATCCTGTGAGCTATACGGAAAGTACACAGAAAGGAAGGTGCGACCGTAATTAATAACAAAATCTTAAAAATCGCATATAGCACTATTAGTTTTCTAAATATTGTATATTTTAAGTATTGCAGGATAACCCTGTAACGAAGTTTGCGTAACAGCATTTTGCTCTACGAGTTTGCCAGCTTCCCCCAGTGGCTGGCTTTTTTATGTCCGTAGCGTCAAAGCAGCAATGGCGCTAGGGCGTCGTGCAATTGGCGTTGAGCTGGAGAGCGGGCGTTTTGAGCAGACGGTCAGGGAAGTTCAGAATGTAGTCAGTCAGAACGGATGATATTGCAGAATTAGTTACGTACCGTTATTATCCTGCGCCCGGCCCTTTAGCTCAGTGGTGAGAGCGAGCGACTCATAATCGCCAGGTCGCTGGTTCAAATCCAGCAAGGGCCACCATCACATACCGCCATTAGCTCATCGGGACAGAGCGTCAGCCTTCGAAGCTGGTTGCGCGGGGTTCGAGTCCCCGATGGCGGTCCATTATCTGCACACTGCGTTGTTAGCTCAGCCGGACAGAGCAATTGCCTTCTAAGCAATCGGTCACTGGTCCGAATCCAGTACAACGCGCCATATTTATTTACCAGGCTCGCTTTTGCGGGCCTTTTTTATATCTGCGCCGGGTCTGGTGCTGATTACTTCAGCCAAAAGGAACACCTGTATATGAAGTGTATATTATTTAAATGGGTACTGTGCCTGTTACTGGGTTTTTCTTCGGTATCCTATTCCCGGGAGTTTACGATAGACTTTTCGACCCAACAAAGTTATGTCTCTTCGTTAAATAGTATACGGACAGAGATATCGACCCCTCTTGAACATATATCTCAGGGGACCACATCGGTGTCTGTTATTAACCACACCCCACCGGGCAGTTATTTTGCTGTGGATATACGAGGGCTTGATGTCTATCAGGCGCGTTTTGACCATCTTCGTCTGATTATTGAGCAAAATAATTTATATGTGGCCGGGTTCGTTAATACGGCAACAAATACTTTCTACCGTTTTTCAGATTTTACACATATATCAGTGCCCGGTGTGACAACGGTTTCCATGACAACGGACAGCAGTTATACCACTCTGCAACGTGTCGCAGCGCTGGAACGTTCCGGAATGCAAATCAGTCGTCACTCACTGGTTTCATCATATCTGGCGTTAATGGAGTTCAGTGGTAATACAATGACCAGAGATGCATCCAGAGCAGTTCTGCGTTTTGTCACTGTCACAGCAGAAGCCTTACGCTTCAGGCAGATACAGAGAGAATTTCGTCAGGCACTGTCTGAAACTGCTCCTGTGTATACGATGACGCCGGGAGACGTGGACCTCACTCTGAACTGGGGGCGAATCAGCAATGTGCTTCCGGAGTATCGGGGAGAGGATGGTGTCAGAGTGGGGAGAATATCCTTTAATAATATATCAGCGATACTGGGGACTGTGGCCGTTATACTGAATTGCCATCATCAGGGGGCGCGTTCTGTTCGCGCCGTGAATGAAGAGAGTCAACCAGAATGTCAGATAACTGGCGACAGGCCCGTTATAAAAATAAACAATACATTATGGGAAAGTAATACAGCTGCAGCGTTTCTGAACAGAAAGTCACAGTTTTTATATACAACGGGTAAATAAAGGAGTTAAGCATGAAGAAGATGTTTATGGCGGTTTTATTTGCATTAGCTTCTGTTAATGCAATGGCGGCGGATTGTGCTAAAGGTAAAATTGAGTTTTCCAAGTATAATGAGGATGACACATTTACAGTGAAGGTTGACGGGAAAGAATACTGGACCAGTCGCTGGAATCTGCAACCGTTACTGCAAAGTGCTCAGTTGACAGGAATGACTGTCACAATCAAATCCAGTACCTGTGAATCAGGCTCCGGATTTGCTGAAGTGCAGTTTAATAATGACTGAGGCATAACCTGATTCGTGGTATGTGGGTAACAAGTGTAATCTGTGTCACAATTCAGTCAGTTGACAGTTGCCTGTCAGACTGAGCATTTGTTAAAAAAATTTCGCATGGTGAATCCCCCTGTGTGGAGGGGCGACTGGTGAAAAATCCTTGCTTGTGATTCATTATCGACACGGGTTCGGTGGTACCAGGCCGAACTCACCGGGAGGCACCCGGCACCATGCAGTATACAGAGATTAGGCATATACCAAGGCCTCTCATAGCAGGGGCCTTTTTACATGTAAAAAAGCCCGAGTGGGTTCGGGCAATTGCATGAGATACTCGTTTTAATAATCGAAAGCATTTTAACCAGGATTCATAAGGCTGCGCAACTGCGCGACCTTTTTCGAATTGCGGGCTGTAGTCTCCCTTCTGCCATTGTCCTGTAACTTCCGGACTTCAGCCCGCTCCTTATTTTACTCACAATATTATCCCGGCCGGGAGGATTCATGGCATTTAAACACTATGATGTTGTCAGGGCGGCGTCGCCGTCAGACCTTGCGAAACGAATAACTCAAAAACTGAAGGAAGGGTGGCAGCCTTATGGTAGTGCGCTGATTTCGACAGCTGGTTATGGTGCGGAGTTCATCCAGCCAGTTGTGAGTGAGGGGAGCATCTCATCACCAGAGGAGCCAGGCAACCGTCCGACGACCTCAGCGCCTTCTGTTGCGCCAGAATATTACTATGTGATCGCGCTTGCTGGTCAGTCCAATGGTATGTCATACGGTGAGGGACTGCCATTACCGGATACATTCGACAGTCCTGATCCACGAATTAAACAGTTAGCGCGTCGCAGTACGGTGACACCGGGAGGTGCCGCCTGTAAGTATAACGACATCATTCCGGCGGACCATTGTCTGCATGATGTGCAGGACATGAGCCG